GACTATATTGAATGCTTCTATAATCCGAAACGCCGGCACTCGACGATCGGATATCTAAGTCCCGTGGCGTTCGAGATGAAGGCGGGATTCGCTTAGGCGGGTGTCAACCGAACCGGGTGCAGGCCAGGCAGCATCGTCGGCAGTAAGCGCGTGCAGCTTCCACATATCTTTGGATTATTGATGTATAGCGTCCCCTCCATAATCCCCTCCTCTCGCATCAGCGCTGCTGCGTGGCCCTCCACATGCGACAGAGTCAGACCATTAAAGCCGGGGATTCCTGGGAGGCTTTTGTTCGGCTGGGCCGTCATACCCGCTCTGCAGCGGGACGGGCGAGCCTCCAGGCCGATAGAAAATACCGGAAGTTATTTCGCGAATTGCGGTTGCTCAGGCTTTGAGATTGGAATCGGCGGGTGCAGTCGCCGAGACCGTCAGCCTTACACCGGATTTCCAAAGATCGAACGCCTCTGGCCCGAGAAAAAATCCATGGACGTCCGCAAAATGGGCTAGATAAGGTTCGACGATAAAATCGTAGAGATCCAGTGACGTGCCGCTCTCCGAAACTGTGCCGATCGATCCGTACAGGAGAACGTCTTGGCCGAACATCCCTCCTGGAGATAAGGTAACGGTGTCTTTATTCAGTCCTTGGCCGATGGAGAAATTTATTCCTCCTATTCTTTGGGGAATGCTCTTCACCTGCACCACTGTTCCTTGCGGCGCCACAAGATAGTTTTGGTTCATCACAGCGGTTGGATCACAGGTCCGTCCAAAATCTGGAATGTCAGCATACGAAAGATAAGTTTCAGGTCTGCTGCTCACTACACGACGCATCGGCGTGTATTGGAGTTTTCTTAGAGTCTCTAGCTGAGCAAGAACGGGCGTCAGGTCCCGCGTTGTCGCGTAGAACAAGAATTGATAACGGCCCATGGTTTGATGTCTGGTCATGGCAATTTTCTTTTCGGGATTACCCAGAGTCATCGTTGGGGTAAGTGCTCAGAATCCGTGCTATGGCGGCTTGCTCTCTTGGGGTTGGTGTTGTTCCATCGGCGAGAGTATCAACGGTTTGAATGCGCAGCGTTTGCCCAGTCGCTTTGTTGACAGCGGTGATATCGACGAAAGTCCCGCCTCTAGTTCCAGGACCCCCTCCGGAAATAAACTCTTCGCCCTGCTCTGTCCCGCCGCCGCGTGTGATCGCATAGCCCTGATTCTCAAGTTCAGCAGCTATGGCGGCATTTTGCGCGCGCGTCGCTGCATTTCCAAGGCGTCCGCCGCGAGCCGGGACTTGTGTCGGGCTGCCTTCCCCAGAAACGTCGGCGGCCACCCCTGGTGCGATCTGCCGCGGTAGTCCACCTGGGAACGGAAGACTCGGTTGCGAATCAAGGGATGCGGAGGGCTTTGGCGCTGCATCTGGGCTTGAAGCTCCTGGCGATCCGCCTAGGAGCGGAAGCTCAACGATGCCGCGAGGTCCATATTCCCCTTCTTCCCCTTCAGCCGGCGGCGGCTCCCAAGGCTTATCCGCGGGATTGATGTTCGAATTGCCGGGGATGACCTCGATATGCTCCGGCTTATCGCCCACCAGGGTGAACCAGCCGGGATTTGGCGGCACGCCGGTGCGCGGGTGCTGAGCGGGATTCCAAAAAAATTTGAGGAGATCGCTGCGGTCGAGTTCTCGAGCGCGACGTACGACCTCATCCTGGCTCTCTCCGGTTTTCCCGAGCGGCGGCGGATCGGGAAATTGCATCTGGACAGCCGCGATCGACGCTATGGCGAGATCGCCGCGATTAAGCGCGGCCGCGATTAGCGAGACTGCTCCTGCCTTTGATCCGAAATCGATCGGAAGGCCGTAGCGAACCGTCAGCTCTTCGTTGATCTCGGCAGCGGGGCGAACGGTCCAATACCGCCGTTCGGCGCTCGGAGGACGCAGAAGGGGAACGCCGCCGACGAACACGCCACTCGCATCGCACGACACGCCCTCGTTCCCTCGCTTGGCTGCAAGCGAGAAGGCGCGCATCCCCGGCATCGCAAGCATGCGATCAGGCCTCATTGAGAGTTTGTTTGATGCAACAGACGATTGCGATCGCCGGCTAACGACCTACGATCGCCGTATCATTGGATGGCTTCAACGATCGCCACGTCGAGCTCATCGCGGATTTCGCCTGCCATCTCGGCTAGCGAAGATCGCATGTAAGAGCGCTCCGGCATCGTGATCGCCGGCAGATTGACGCGCGCGGCGAAGGCCTGCTTGCCGCCGACCAGGAACGCGAGCGCCCTCGCCTTGTCGGGCACGATTTGGTGCGGCGGGATGGTGCCGCCGAATTCGTGGATCGCGGCGTATTTCACATCCGGCGAGGTGAAGAGGCGCACCGTTATGCCTGTCGACCCTTGGTCGACCGCGACGCCGATCGATCCTGCCAGCGCGCCGCTCTTCATATTGAGCACGCCGCCGGAGAGTTTTTGTTGAATCCTCGCCTGCAGCTCCGTGGCAAGCACAGCGCTCTTGACGGCGAGCGCTGCGCGCAGGCGATCGGGCAGCGTGGCGAGCGCGGGCGAAGCGGCATCGTTCAGAGACAGATCGAACATCTCGTTTGTCCCGCTCATTCCCGTAAGCGGCCCTACCCCGCCACTACGCTGCGATATGGGTCGAGCGAGGCGCGGATGAAATCCGGAATGTCTTTGAGGTTGTACGAGGCGGTCTGCTGGCCCGCCACGGTCTGCGCGCTCTGCCCGATGCGGGTGCGATAGCGATAGCGCTCGGCGACCCACTCGATACAGGCATTGTCGATCGCGGCCGGGATGAAGCCGTAGGAAATCAGCGCGGCGGCGCCGGCATCCGCGGCGGCGAAGCCATAGACGCCGGCCGATACATTATATTGTCCGGCGCCGGGCGATCCGATGACCGCCGTAAGGGCTGTGCCATCGGCATAAGTAACGCCGAAGTCGCTCGCCCAGGGCCCGAACGGCGCCGCAGCCGATACATTATATGGGCCGGGCGCAGTTGGCACGGTCGCGGCCTCGGCCTCGACCGCATAGCCGGCGCTGTAGGTTGCGACCACATTCTGCCGGCCGCGGCGAAAAAGCAGCGCGAACAGGTCGAGTGCCTGCGGCCGGCCGGGCGGCAGGCCGTCCCACGGTTCCAACAGATAGCCAAACGGGTGTGGCGCGCCGGCGGCCGGTGGCACAGCCGCCGCGACCGCGACATTGTCGATGATCAGCGACCCGATCTGCGGCGCCGGATAGTGCGACAGGAACAGCCGCGTCCTGCCGTTACCATCTAGCCGCTCGGTCAACGTGCGCGGCGTGAGCAACGGCCGGCCCAGATAAGCTGCGATTGCGCCGCTCACGTCGGTGATGAGCCGCGCGATAAGTGCATCGTCGGTCGAGCCGATACCGCTCGAGCCGGCGAGCCAGGTTTTCACGTCAGCAAGAGCGGCGAGATCGGAGGCAGCCATGGTCGCAGACCCCTTACGTCTTTTTTACGGCTGGCTGGTCGCGCCACGCCGGATGCCGCAGCTTCGGCAGCGGTGCGGACTGGCGCGGCGCGGCGGGCGCGATCTTCTGCTTTGCTTCTGCCGCAACCGCGACGAAGCCGAAGCACTCGACCAAGAGCGCACCAACGCTCTGATCGACGTCATAGAGGCCATCGCGCAGCATGACGGTGACACCGGCGACGCACGGGTCGCCGACGCCCGGAGGCGCTTTGAGTTTCATGGGATTCCTTGCGCGGTTTGCAGAGAAAGCAAAGGGACTAGCCGGCCGCGATATTCGAGATCACCGCCATCGACGGCGGGAAATAATGCTGCAGCACCTCGTCGGCATAGACGCCCGACTCGTAGCGGCGGGCGCGCGGCGGCCATTCGATCTGATAATAGTCCTGTCGCGTGCGAACCTGCATGACGTTGCCGATATTGGAGAGCGGATACGGAAGCGTCCGCGACGTCATCATGATGGTGCCGGCCGGCATGTTGGGATGGATACGGATGTCGAGCGTCTTCGGTCCCGCCATGGAGAACTTGTTGAGATAGCTGCGCACCATGACGCCACCGCCGAGCGCGCCCTGGTCGGCATCGAACACGAAGCGCTGCGCGGCGTTTGCACCCCCGGCCAGGATCTTCGCTGAAAGGTTTTGTGCGACCTGCGACGACACCCACATCGTGTCGGGCGACAGCCGGTAATTGTCCCAGCGGTTTTTCAGTGCGGCGTCGACCTCGACGATGCCGCCTGCGCCGTCGCCGGTGAGCGTCGAGCCAGTGCCGGCGGTCCCGGTCGCGAGGTAACTGACGTAGGCGTTCGAGCCGGACTTGAACGCCTGATACAACAGGCCGTCAAACACCAGCGCGTTGGTCGAATTGTCGCTGCCGCCAAGCGAGGCCGCGGTCTGCGTGCCGGTCGCGTTCGCGGCGATGACGAGCGAGTTGATGGTGGTGATGGCGCCGAGCACTTCCGAGCCGGCCGCGCCCCAGAACCACGCATAGCCGAGCGCGCCTGGGACTGCCGCCACGGTAGCGGCGATCGAACCAGTGGTGCCAGACGAGATCGAGGCGGTGGCGTTCGCCGACTTGCCCGCCGCGCCGCCGCCGAACGTATCCGACGAGCCGTCGGCATTGCTGCGCGTGATCGCGCCTTGAATGCCGCCGGCGACGCTGCCGTTGACGACGCCGTCAAGCGTCAACGCGACGCAAATCACACTATAGGGGCTTGCGGACGCAGTGAGGCTGCCGCCGGTCGTGGACGGCGCGAGCGACGGCGTCGGCGTGGTGCCCAGCGTCACCGAAGTGTCTCCGCCGAGGATCAAGAGCTCCTCGCCGAGCATGCAGGCTTCGAGCCCGACCTTGGCGCCGATCGCCTTCACGTCGTCAAAGCCCATGCCGGCATATTGCGCTTCAAAGTCGACCGAGGTTTCGATGCCGATGCCCTTGTAGGCGGCGGTGTAATCGGCCGTCGACACCGCCTGCACGCCGCCGCGATTGCCACCGGACACGCCGATACGCAGCCCCGTGGTGTTGATGCCAGTGACTGCGCGCCAATTGGCCTGGATGCCGCCTTTGCCGGAAACGCGCGGGATCTCATTGCGCAGCGGGGTGAGCAGCGGATAGACGAACTTCGCCCCGGTCTCGAGGTCGTAATAGGTCAGGCCCGAAGTCGGTGACGTCGATTCCGAGAATGTGCTCTTGGCGAGCGGATCGCCTGGCAGCGGGTGCGAATGCGCCTTCTCAATCTCGCGCAGGAAGCTCGATGCACTCGACAGCGCCGCATCGTAATCTTGCACGGTGCGCGGCAGCGCCGACTTGGCCAGAATGTGCGGAAGATTTTGTTGATACATGGCGTGGTTCCGTTCCTGTCTGGTTGGTTACATGAAAATTCGACTGTCATTCCGGGGCCGAGCGCAGCGAGGAGCCCGGAATCCATAACCACAGACCGTGATTATGGATTCCGGACTCGCCGCTTCGCGGCGATCCGGAATGACACTTAAAAGAGGACCGTTATCCCTGCCGGGGCCGAAAGCCCGGAATGGCGCGCATCGGCTGCGCCTGCGCCTTGCGGATGGCGGCGTCGGCCAGCGCCTCGAGCGCGCCCGGCCGGTCGAGGAGCGCTTCCGGTTGCTGCGGAAAGATCGCGTCCTCGACTTTCTCGACGACGCGCACCGAACTGGTGCCGAGCGGCAGCGGCTGATCCTCGATCTTTTTCAGCCGCACGGCGAGTTCGTCCATGCGTGTCTGCAGGCCACCGAGCGCCTTGGCCAAAGTTTGCTGCAGCGAGCGTTCAAGGCTCTTGGCAAATTTTTCCGTCTCGCCGCTGTCGTCGAACGCATCGCCGTGCTCGCCGGCCTGCGGCGAAAACTCCGGTTGGTGTTCGACATTCGCTCCAGGGATATGCGCGCCGGGGCAGCAATCCGGATCGAGCGCGACGAGGAGGTCGTGGCTTTGTTTGATACGCGCCTTGTCGGCCTGGGAGTGCCGCGCGCCGACCTTGGCGAGCGCGTCCGCCGCGTCCTTTGCCCCGTTGACCTTGAACTTGCGCAATTCGGTCGAGCCATCGGCCTTGACCACGGCGAAGGTCGCTTCCGGCAGGCAAGGGTGGTCGACCAGCGACACCTCCACAGGTTCCGCGGTGTAGCGCATGAGTTTGGGTTCGTCGGGATCCGGCCAGCGTTTCAGATAGCGGCCGCCCTGGGAGAAGCCGGTATAGACCCCCTCCTCCACCTTCTGCCATTCGCCATCGTCGACCACCTTGCCGCAAATTTCGATCCGCTTCGCCGCGTCGTTGAAGGCGATGTCGACAAGTTTGCCGGCGGCGATGTTGGAATGCATGGCCCGCAGGTTGCCAAAGCTCTTGCCCTCGGTCGCGTTCGCAAATTTCTGCGACCATTTCTGGTAAAGCGGTTTGGTCGATTCGTAATCGCAGACTTCGCCAGTGATGTCCGGCGCTTCAGCGGTGACGACGCCATAGACCAGACGCCTGGCTGCATCGACCTTGGCGATGGGGATGAAGATTTGCATATCGCTTATCGCATCCATTCTTGAACTCCTCATTGCGAATTTCGCGCTTATGGACAATTGGCTTTGGCGGCCACCTCATGTTCCCGTTTCGGGAACATGATAATCGAGAACCATACGGGTCATCGCTCGGAGCACACTCGTCGCTTTCGCGAGCAAACACCCCGAGGCGAAGGTCCCGATCGAGAGGTGGTACAGGCTTGTCAAATCGGCGCGTTGGACCTCGACAGACGATGTTCAGAAGGCCGCGCCAAAGGCCAGGGTGCTAAACCGGGAACGCGTTCGATTCGAAGTTGCAGGCGGCAATTATCGGCTTATCGTTGCATTCGATTTTCGCCGGCAAGCTGCGTTTGTGAAATTCGTCGGTACTCATGCTGACTACGACCGTGTCGACGCGCTGACGGTATCGCGGTTCTAACGGAGCATGATCGATGGAAATCAAGCCCATCCGGAGCGAAAAAGATCACCGGGCCGCTCTCGTTGAAATCGACGCGATCTGGGGTGCTCGCGAAAGCACCGAAGAAGGCGACCGGCTTGATGTTCTTCCTACTTTTGTCGAAACGTACGAGGCAAAGCAATGGCCGCTCGACATGAAGGATCGTTTCGATTCGATCGATGTCCTCAACTATGCGATTGAGGAGTTCGGCCACACCCAGGCTGAATTGGCCGGCCTCCTCGGTTCGCGCTCCCGCGCATCCGAAATTTTATTTCGGCGGCGCGCTCTTACGGTCGAGATGATTCACAGGATCGGCCAGGCGTGGAAAATCCCGGCCGATCTTCTGGTGCGGCCCTACAAGATCGCCCGGGCGGCCTGATCGCCCTCGATATTATCCCGCTCTTGCGCTCCTTGCCTGTCGCTGCCGAAACTGCGTTTTCGCCTCGATCGGCACGTAATCGGCGGCGGTGAGCACCATCGGCCGCCCGGCGGCCGCGTTCGTGTAGGGATCAAGCCCGAGCGCGTCGCGCATTTCGTTGAGCGTGATGGCGCCGAGCTTGAGGCGGCCTTCGAGCACGGCCTCCAGGCCCTTCGGGTCGGCTTCGTCTTCGTCGAGCCAGGCGAGTTCCAGATCGGGCGAGGCAAATTCTTCGACGATGATCTCGTCGATAAGATCGCTGGCCGTGATACCTGCGCACCTGCTGATAGGCCGGCGGGAAGACCGTCGCGCTGGCATAGGGCAACGGCGTGCGGCCTCGATCGTCATGACGCGTTTTATGGCGGCGTCGAGCCCAAAGAAAGATGGTTTCGACGAGCGCTATCGGCAGAAATTCTTTTTACTCCGACACCGACTTTGTCGATCGCCGCCCCATGAAGCTCTCCAGCTCTGCTTTTGCCTCCGGCGACTTCGTTGCGAGTTTGTCGACGTAATTCCGCAGCAGGGCTTCCATCGCCGGCCGGCGTTGCTCGGTCTCGCGTGCGATTTTCAGCGACTCTTCCGGGGTAAGGATTCTTCCTTCTTGCTCATCAAAGACGGCGCCGTTCGTTGCATGCGCATAGGCAGTCGCCGCTATCCATGCTGCTATTTTTTCGGCGAAGTCCGATGACCACGTGAACGTAATGGCATATCTCCATTTACGCTCGAAACGCACATTTCTATATGCATCCTTCAGCTCACCGAAATCGTGGACACCGTATTCAATGCTTGTTTCCTCGTCGGATAGTCGGGCGGCAAGGTTGCGGTTTGGATCGGTGCCCGATAGCCGCAACGCGAAGCCCTCGGCGTCGATAGACCTTTGCCATTCCGCGATCGAATCGAGTTGCTCATCGCAGAGCACACATATTTGCATCGCCATGTGAACTACCCGTTAAATCATCTGATTTTTCAAAATCGCTTCGTCAGTATACATAACGATAATTGGCACGTCAGGTCCAGTTCCCGTTGCAGCACGAAGCTCTCTCGCTCTCCATGGATCGATGCCTTTCTCACCGGTTTTTATATCATAGATCGCTACGACATCACCGCTGTCATTCCGCAAGACAATATCCGGCCGAACGCTTTCCTTCGAATTTGAGAAGCCAGGCGGCAAGTCAAAAGAACGCTCGACATCCATAGGCTCGCCAATACCGGCGCCAATTACGGCCAGCGCAAAGGCAGCATGTACAATAATGCCGTACTTCTGAGGTTGTCCTGGCAAACGCTCCAATCTCTCAATCGTGTCCGCATATATCTGCGCGAGCCTCTTCGTCACCTCATCGGTCCGCGAATTGCCGGTGAGGACACGACTGATATCAGGCGGAGCGGCGCTCGCATATTGAACCCCGGCCCGTGTGCGGCTTGAGCTCTCGCCAATTGCGCCCCCGTCCTCGCTCGTCCATTGTCCGCCTTCGGAGTTGCCGGCTGGCACGCGCGGCTGGTCAGGATTGTATTTTTGCAAGGACGCGTCCTCGCCGGGTTCGACCGGTTTGACTTGGCAATGCATCTGGCCGAGAGGCAGCATGGATCCGCGGGTCAAACCCGAGAGTGACGTGGCATTCGCCTCGATCGGCATATACCCGGTGGCGGTGAGCACCATCGGCCGATCGGCGGCGGCGTTGGCGTAGGGATCAAGCCCGAGCGCGTCGCGCATTTCGTTGAGCGTGACGACGCCGAGCTTGAGGCGGCCTTCGAGGACCGCCTCCATGCCCTTCGGATCGGCTTCGTCCTCGTCGAGCCAGGCGTGCTCCAGATCGGACGAGGCAAATTCCTCGGCGATGATCTCGTCGATGAGGTCCGTGACCCACTCCTTGGTCGGCTCGAGGCCCTCGTCCTCCGCCTGGGCCGACTGGTTGTCCGCCGTTGCGCGGTTCATCAGCTTCATCGCCCATTGGGGCGGCACCGAAAACGCGTAGCAGATGATGCGGGCGAGCCACTCGTCGAAATCGTCCTTGTGCGACGGCTCCTTGGTCTGCACCACCTTGGCGGCGGCCTCGCCCGGCACGAATTTCGCGCGGCGGCGCTTGGCCAGATCGCCGGCGAACTCGGTGTCCCAATAGTCCTGGAATTGTTTGATCTGGTCCGGCGTCCACGAGATTGGCACGCCGATCAGCGCGTCGGGAATCGAGCCTTCGGAGAAATAATCGAGCTGCCAGAGCTGGCGGCGCAGCGCGATGTTAACCGTCATCAGCACCTGCTGCACCGGCGAATAGCCGTAGACGCGGTGGGCGCGCACGTTGCGCGGCCGGTAAATAATGTCGCGCGCGAAGCAATCGACGGCCGGCAGGCCTTTGAGCACCTGCTGGTAGGCTGGCGGATGGATCGTCGTACCGTCTGGGGCGGCGTCACGCGTCTCGTTAATCGCAACGGCGCCGAACGTGATGCGAGTGGAGCGCCCTAAGCTTCTAACCCACGGCGCCGCCTCGACGCCCTCCGCGCTTCGTCATAGGCTGACGACGGAGCTTCCATATTACGTACGACTTCAGTTGATTCGGATGCACTACGGAAGCGGCCATCCTGGTCATTAAAGACCACACCGCTTGTGGCGCGGGCATACGCCGTTCCCGCCATCCAGGCGGCCAGTGCTTCCTTTCCATTGCTGCCGAGCCATCGGAATCCAAGCGCGCATTTCCAATCGTGGCCGAAGTTGATAGCAGAGTTGGCGTGCATCAATTCCTTCGCATTATCGTGGTAACATTCAAAGCCGGTCAGTTCTCCCCGCAATTGCGACGGCAAGAAGCCATCGAGCGTTTCAAACGTCATCTCGTCGGAAAGCTTAAGGGGATACCCCTCTACGTCGATAGCGGCCTGCCAGCCAGCGATCGAACTAAGCTGCCTGTCGGAGAAAACCCAAAGCTCCATCGACATCTGAGATTCTCTTTGCGCTCGATTGCGGATGCGTTGAAACGCTACGGCTTTTGTAAGTGTAGTTGGCCTACTAAATATTTCAATATCGGTCCCTCAAATCGCAGCTCGATCACTGGCGTGTCGTCGGCCGAACCAGTTTTATCACGAAGCTGATTAACCCTGGCTTGACCAAGGCCACGACCCGTTTTCACGTCGTATATTGCAATGATGTCGCCATCATCGTTACGCAAAACTACGTCCGTCCTGATGCTATCCGGGGATCCGTAGGGTCCATTGGGAAATGTAGTCTCGACATCATCGTACGCTATGCCCGGAAGGACGGCCACCCGGACGTCGTCAGCAAACTCCTCGTGTACAAGTCTCCCATATTCCTGCGGCGTAAGACTGGATGCGTCAACCTC